TTTGGCATCCTTTTTGGAGTGATGTTGCCAGTTTGGAATATTCATGTTCTTCTAGTATTCTTACATGATAGAGTTGATTGATAACAACATTGACTGCTCTCCCATGTTTGTTGCAACCTACACAGACACTCATAGTATCCCCAGATACAAATGATATAATACCACAGTCAGGTTTACTTGGTTGCATCACACCATTGAGACATTGGAAACACTCTACTACATCCCCAACCTTGAACTCTCCTATCTCCCAACGAGGGTCTAGATCAAAGTTACCATAGTTCTCTGGTCTAGGTGGATGCGGAATTGCCATTTCTGTGATACGCTAGATATATCTATGATAACACGAAAGTTGTTTTTTACATGACATATTATTATTGGGGATTTACTGATACAGGTAAAAATCATCTAAGATTATTTGCAAAGGCAAACGATAAAGTTTACTTGATGTCTACCGTAGCAAATAATACTGCTAAAAATGGTCATATAATAGTAAAACACATTACAGACACACATTATAGAGAGACCAGTTGGAATGACCAGACATACACTAAGAGAATTTACCACAACAATAATGGACTAAGGGTTAGTGACATTGCAAATAGGCAAATTTATAGTAAATTTACTGGTATAGGTCATTTGAGTCAAATTCATCCTCGTGACTTGAAGGGTGGTATAAAAAATAATAAAACTAATCTATCTGATGAAGATGTAAAAAAATATTCTGATGTCAAATATATTGGTACAGAAATCTATAGGTATATCTGTAGTAGATACACAACTACAGCATTTCCACCACTCACAAGAGAAGTTGTTGGTAATCAATGGAGTGAGATAATGAAAGATGTTGATTGCATGCAAGTTGACGAACATTTGAGAGATTGGATAGTAGAAGACCTTGTACCCTATTTCAGAGAAGGTGTAAATCTAGTGCCTTACAAATCAGATCATTTAGATAATTATATAAGCAAATTAGATGGATTTGCTAATTTCATTCCTGAGATAAATTATGGTAATAGTTTATTTGATGTCTATGAGAAAGATAAAGAGTTTGTATGGATGTGGTTAGATCAATGGAATATAAAACTAAAAAATATAGCAGAAAAATTGAGGGAGAGAAAAATACCATTTAGATACTTTGATCTTGATAAGGATTCTTATAAAGAAGTATTCAAGGGGTGGGATTATGAGATACCTAGAGATTTCTCACATAGGAGAAAATTCTGGATAACAGGAAAGGACTTTGAGAAAAGATATTCTAAAGTCAAGTCAATAGCAGAAGAATACATAGAATTGAGAAAATTTGACGAACCAGTACTATACTAATGAGTAAAACACATTACTTCTATTGGGGATTTACAGACTCAGGTAAAAATTATGTAAATCGTCTATCAAGATTGAATGAAAAGGTATTAGCAAATTTCTATGATAATCATATCTTGAAAACCTACACTAAAGTTCATATACACGAGACAGAGTGGGATGATGTCACTTTTACTACAAAAATTATTCACGATAACAATGGTCTAAAAACAGTTTCTAAAATTGATAAGAGAATATTCAGATATAATAATTTTCCACATGCACCCCATAGTACAATAAACAATAATTGGTTCAAATCAATCAGGAAAAAAGGTCAGGGTGTGATGTCAAATAATATCGAATTGGATTATGGGAATAAAGATAAATTACAACTCTCTGATGAACAAAGAACTAAGTATCGTGATTGGAAATATAACGAATCAAGTATATACTTCAAAAATGCAACATCCTATGGTCAATTAGATTTAGATATAGTGAAAGATCATATAGATGAGATCATGGAGGATATTGACATGAGTGACAGTAATCTCATGTATTATTTTGAACCTATGAAAAATATATTGAGACAAAATAATTCAGTCAACATCATACCATACAAGGTAAACTTATTAGATTCTTTTATAAGTAAACTTGATGGATTTCAAATGTTGAATACCAGATTAGAAGATCATAATGATTTGTTTGAAGTTTATGAGCAAGATAAGGAGAGAGTGTGGAAGTGGTTAGATTTCTTTTTACATGAACAAAACTTTTTAGTCGATAAATTCAAGGCAAACAATATACCATACGTTTATTTCAATTTAGATGAAGACAAATATACTGACTTATTTGTTGGATGGGATAATAGTTCACTACCAAGAGATTGTACACACCGTAAGTATGGATGGATACTGGCAGATGAGAGTGAAAAATGGAAATGGAAAAAGGTAGAGGATATAGCAAAGGAATATATGACAGTAAGACAACCAAAACCTTTAGAATTGAGGTGATTGACAATTCACCAACTGTCACATACAATATATAATGTGAACTAGGATTTTATGTACCAAGATAAAAAAATTATATGTGTTATCCCTGCCAGACTAGGTTCTAGTCGTTTTCCTAACAAACCACTCGCCAAGATAAATGGTAGAGAAATGGTGCTGAGAGTAGCAGATATAGCAAAGCAATCTGAGTATCTTGATGGAATTATTATTGCAACTGAGGATAAGATCATACAAGATTTAGCAAATGAAAATGGTTATCTTAGTATAGTTACCTCTTCACACTATACATGTACTCATAGAGTTGCTGAAGTTGCTGGATCGCTGCTGGCGGATCACGTTTTCAACCTGCAGGGTGACGAACCACTTACCGACCCGAAATGGATAGACGATATGATACGATATTGCATTGATAATAATATAGACGTTCTTCAATCATCTAGACAACTAGAACCAGAGGAGATAGATGACGAAGATGTGGTCAAGATGATTGTGAACAATGGAGTTGTTACTCACATGCAAAGAAAGTGTGATGTTATATGTGATAATGTAGTGACTCAACTTGGTTTGTACATGTATAAGAAGGATGTGATTGTTGATTTTCCTAATTGTGATATGACATTTGTCCAGTATTGGCATGGACTAGATACTATTGGATTCTGTGGTAAATACAACGTGATACCTTTTGATTTGAAATGTGGAAAGGTTAGGGCGGTAGATCGCCCACATCATATACAAGAAGTGGAGAAACAATGTTAGAAGTTGATCTTAGACATTTTCCTTCAAAACTTATGAAGGCAAGTAGTGTTGCCCTTATAGGTAATGGTGGTAATCTTGCGATTGCTCAACACATGGCATCTGATATAACACGACACACAGGTAAATTTTGTTTTGCTCCAGATTCAGTTCATACTACAGCAGTGGGTGGGGACGGTGATTGGAAACTTTCATGGATGCAATATGCAAAGCATGCTGATCTTATTATAGGACTTACATGTAGGAAACATAGTAGCACCTCTGCAGCAGTAATGGATATTAGACATCAGTGTGACACACTACTATTTGCACCAGAGCAACACGAAGTACTTGATACTGTAATCATACCTGCACGAACCTATCACGAATTTGAAACAAATGCACTCTGGCAACTCTATGTGATGTTGGAACACATAGGAGTTGTCTTACCAAAACTACCACACATATCATGACATCATCTGATCGAGGTCCTCAATATTATAAACGAGGAAAAACACAAGTATGGGATTTCATACGTGAACAACAACTTGATTTTCATCTTGGAAACGTCATCAAATATGTCTGTCGAGCAGGTCATAAAGATGACGACATCGCAGACCTAAAAAAAGCAATTCACTATCTTGAAAATGAACTCGAATATCGCACCTCTCGTTGAAAAATTTGACGACATCACCGATCATGTAACGAACATCTACTGTATTGATATAGATGGTACGTTGACTGAACCACACGAAGGCACACCTTGGGAAGCAGTGCCTAGACCTAGACGAATAGAGTATGTAAATGAATTATATGACGAAGGTGCAACAATATATCTTATGACAGCAAGAGGATTTATAAGAAGCAGTGCAATGCATGGAGATGACATAATAGCAGCACAAAAAGAAGCAGATAATTATTGTAGAGAACGAACAGAAGCACAACTCACGAAGTGGGGAGTGAAGTATCACAAATTATTTTTTGGCAAACCTAGAGCAGTGATATATGTGGATGATCGTGCGATGTCTGACACAGATTTTTTTCCTGAGTCATAGACAACCACTCATAAGATTTTTGATACTCTTGATTATACACGAATTTTTGATTATCTTGTAAAAAACCTTGACTCATAAGATCGTCATGCAATTCTGCTGGTGACTTGAGTACATCAAGTCCTAGCATTTGTATGGTAAGATAATTTCTTGTTGGTCTGTCAATGTCTTCCCAGTCTGTGATCCATTTGAAAAATGTTTTTTGATTATCATTCAACCAATCATATCCCCACTTCAAGTAATGGATCACCATTGATCTCTCTCTATCCATTTCATCAGGATTTTTAGTACGATATTGTTCTAACTTATCATAGACATGCACAACTTTATTCAAGAAACCAGCATAAAAAACGTCAGTGCCAGGCCAAGGGATGTAAATATGATCGTGTTTTAGGATATTATAAGATAAAGTCTCTTGTCTTGTTGTTGCATCAGACATCTGTATAAAGTTACCATCACCCAGATCCAATTTATCCCAGTGTTTCCATATATCACAGTTACGCCATGGTAATAAGAAAGTGATAGGGCGTGGAGCAGAATTTATCACCTGCTGGACTGACTCAAACTCATCCTCTCTTATGGTAACTTGATCGTCTCTTGGTAAGAAGAATAATGATCCTTCTGACCTTATTTCTTCTCTGCTGGCAACCCGTCCTAATTCCCACAAGAATGGTGCAGTGCCATAATATGCTACGTTCTTTGAAAATTTTGATGCATTTATTTTATCAGCATGAAATTTTGACCATGCATATATTAGTTTACTATTGAAACATTCACGCTGAGTATACATGTGATCATATCTACCCACTGCCTCACGACAAACACCTGGCAAAATACCAAATAAAAACGAGGTGTCTGGGGATAATCCCAAATACCTCGCCATTGTGTGATGCCATTTATCTGATTTATCTGCGTAGTTATGTTGCCCCGAAATATGCTCCACCATTATGAGATCCTGTATCTGTCGCAGGTCTTGAGAACCCTTGGAATTCTGTTGTCTCAACCAGTATAGTATCAACCTCTGTGTCTGTCAATACACCTTTCTCCAATAGTAACTGAACTAACCCTTCAGTAGATACCTCTGTTTTATCTTCAAACCATGGTGACCACAACTTATGATGCTCATATTCTGCTATATCTCCATACTCTCCGTTTATTGCTTGTGTATACAAATATCTTGAGTGCTCAACTGTAGTATCTGTTGGCGACGCTGTGTATGGCAACCACTCCTCATCTAGGGG